GCCTGCGGCAATGTCTGCGCCGACGCCCTCAAAAACACCGGAATCGACAACACCCTGCGCACCGTCTGCCGCACCCTCGACGACAAGCGTACCTTGTTCGGCGGGTTCGGCAGGGTCAAGCGCACCGACGAGCGCATCAATCGCGTCTTCGCCAATCGTGCCCATTTCCTCGGGCAACGCGCCAACCGTGCCGGAAACGGCTTCTATAATCGCGCCCGCCGCGCCGACAACGCCAGACTCTCCGGATTTGAGTCCTTCGCCCATCTGCCCCGCGGCTTTTTGACCGGCGTCATAAAAACCGGACGAATTTGCACCCTCTTGCGCACCCGCAGCAGCCGCGGCCAGTACACCCGCCGCCGTTGCGGACATACTTTCCGGCGCAAACGCGCCAAGCAGTGCCGCCATGGCAACTTCACCGCCGGATGCAAAAATTTCGTTTAACTGCTGGATTTCCGTATCCGTCGCATTGACCATTTCGGCAACACTCGCGGCAGCCTGCGGTCCTGCTTCGCGCAGCACGGACAAAAGCCCCTCATTTATGCCGCGGTCGGCAAGCGTCGCCATATTCTGCGCCCACTCCGCCACAAGCGCCTGATTCGACTGCAAATTGCTGATCATTTCCTGCATGCTTACGGCGGAATCGGTTTTGATTTTTTCAAAAACGTTCTGCGTGACGCTCTGCAACGATTCGAGGTTTGCCTTTGCATCGTCTGCCATTGCGGCAAAAGTCTCGTTTACCTCGTTTGCAAGGGTGATAAACGTGCCGTTTGCCTCGCCAAGTTCGCCCGCCGCATCGGTTGCCGCGTCGCCAATAACGCGGGTTTTTGCGGCCATGTCCTCGGCTTTTGCCGCTGCATCGGCGGCCGCCGCGGAATATTCGCCGATTTTTGAGTTGACATCAACAATTTGGTCGTTGGTCTGCAGCAATTCGTCGCGCAAAATCTGTTCTGCCTCGGTCAGGCCGTCAACCTTGCCGTTTGCCTCAAAAATCGCCTCTTCATATTCCTCAAAGGTAATTTTTCCGTCTTCCATAGCCTGCCGCAATTCGCTTTCGAGCAAGCCGAGTTCATAAATGGCATTCATTCGCTCGTGCTGGACGTTGGCGAGCTCGGCCTCGATCTGATTGCGCTGCTGTAAGAGGTCGTTATACTGGGATATATAAGAATCAAGCTCGGCCTGTGTCCGCGCCGCCTCGACAAACGCCGTAACGGCTTCCGTAGACATGTTGAGCGAGTTTGTAACCTCGTCGTATGCAAGCCCCAGTTCCGGGAACATGGCGTTTAATTCGTCGACAATCGCGATAATTTCGGCCTGTTCCGCCGCCGTTGCCTGACTTTTGCCCGTCAATTCGTCGAGACGTCCCACCAGCGTTTCCGCAGCCGCTGCCGCAGAATCAAACCCGTCGCGCATTGCTTCGAACGACTGGCTTGATGCGTCGGCAGCGCCCGCCAACCCTTCTGCAGCAGATTTGGCTTTATCCATGCCGCGCGTATAAGCGTCCTGTCGTTTTTCCGCCTCGGCGACCTGCTTTTGATAGCTGACGATCGCCACGGCAACAACAGCCAGTGCCGCCGCAAGAATGCCCGCGCCTGCCGCCGCGCCGCCGGACATTGCCGTACCGAACACCGTGACGGTCGAGCTTGCCGCCGTCGCCGAGCCGCCAAGCGTAGCAAAAACGGTTTTTAATGTGTTGATTGCATTTGACACACCGCCGACAACGTCGCTGATTGCGCACGCGGTTTTAAACGCGATAAAGCCCGCGACGACCGTTTCGAGGATAGGCACGATCGTGCCAATATTCTCCGCCAGCCATGCAAATGCGTCGATGACCTTCGGGATCGCGTCCGTCGCCAAGTCGGCAATATAGACGATTGCGCCCTCGATCGCCTCGTTAAACGACGCCATGCTCGAGGCCAGTTCGCCGCTTTCGGCGCTTTCCTGCAATTCGGCAAGCGCTTCCTGCAGCGCGGGTAGGCCGGTTTCCTTCAAAACGTCGGTCGTGCCGGAAGTCAGCGTGCCGAGGAAGTTTGACCAGTCGTCCGATAACGTGGAAAGCATACCGGACAGCGTTTCCGACTGCTTGGACATGGCGTTATAAAATAAGCCACCCTCACTCGTTGCCGCTTCAAACGCCGCGGCGAGTTCCTGCGCACTGATGCCGCCGTCGGCCATACGGTCGCGCAGTTCTTCCATTGTTTCGCCGGTGATTTTGGAAATTTCGTTGAGCGGGTTAAACCCAGCGTTGATAAGCTGTAAAAGATCCTGCCCGGTCAGTTTTCCCGCCGACTGCACCTGCGAAAACGCCAACACGAGAGAACCAAGTTTTTCACTGTTGCCCTGCGACACGTCGCCGAGCATCTTTAAATAGCCGCTTGCGTCCTCGGCGCTGATGCCAAACGACAACATAACCTGTGTCGCGTTGGCAAGGTCAGCCATACCGAACGGCGTTTCGGCAGCCATGCGCCGCAATTCCGCGATTTTCTCCGCCGCAGCCGTCGCCGAACCGAGCATCGTTTCAAAGCTCGTCGCGTACGACTCCATTTCCATGTTGTACGATACGCCCGCCTTGACTGCCGCACCGATCGCCGTCGAAACTGCCGCAAATGCCGCAGTAAACGCCGCCGCGATTTGCTTCGCCGCGCCGGTCGACGTGGACTGCAATTGATTGATTGTCTGGTTATACCCCGACGAATCACCTGTTATTTTATATACGACTTCGCCGTCAGCCATTGTTTTCGCCTCCTTCCGCCGCCGCCATCATCCACGCCGCAAGCTTTGCAAGCCCGGTCTGGAAATCGACCTGCCGCTGTGCTTCGGACTTTTTCAGCCCGTAAATGCTCTTCGCGCGCATCAGCTTTTGAATCGTGGCGGCATTGTGTTTCGTTGCTGCCGGGACTTCCGCCGTACGTACGCCAACGATCTGCGAAAGCCGCGTATTGTCCGGCAATGCGCCAAGCAAAGCCGCAAACGCCTGCCAGTGCAGTGAATCCCGCACCGCCTGTAAATCGATGCCGTACGCCTGCCAGAATGCCGCGTAGATCGTTGCCGCGTCCTGCGTAAAATCAATGACCGGATCGCCGCAGCCGGGTTCGTGCACGCCGAGAATCGTTTCAAGCGCGATTTGCGCCGCCTCGGACGGATGACGCACGCGCCCGCGCACCAGCAGCCACGCCACATAGGCATCCTTCTGCACCTGTGCCCAGTCTTCGCGCCGGTATACGTCTAATGCTTCGAGCACACGCCCGAACCCGGGTTTTAGCTGACGCTTTCGCCCGTCGATCACCGCATGCGTCGGAAATGCCCGATATAAATTGTTCACCGGCGTTCCTTCTTTGCGCGTTCGACCTCGCCGCGTGCGGTACCGCGAATCTTCGGAACAACGCGCTCAGTGATGTACGGCGTAATGTCGCGCATGAGCTCGATAATGTTGTTGTTGTAAAATTTAACTAGCGCGTCCACGTTTTCGCGTCCGAGAATCAGCGCCATTAAACTGCACGCCGCGTCCGTATATCCGCGCACGGTTTCGGCGCAGAAATTGGCGGAAAGCGCGTTGTTCGCCGCAGCAAATGCGGCGCGTTCGCGGTCAAGCGACGCGATAATGGTGTCGACCGAACACGCCGTGCGGATTTTTAAGCGTTTGCCGCCTCGTTCGAACAGGATCGTATCGGACAAAAACGGCTTATTTTTTACTCTATACATGCAAAAATCCTCCCAAAATGCAAAAATCCCCGGAATGCAACAACACTATTGCACTCCGGGGAAAATGTTTGTGTATGCGGTTTATGCGCCTGTGGGCGTAGTGGTAACGACCGGCTGACCATTAAAGCGCAGCTCGAAGGAAATCGCCGACGCATCGTTCGGCGCGCCCTGCCATTCCTGCATATTGGCAATGGTGCAGTTTGCGGTCATGGTGACGGTTGCGCCGTCGGCGTTGGTATATTCAAGCTTGAAGTTCGACAGGCGGTTTTCGCCGAGCTGGTACTTCTTGCCGAAAATATACTCCTGCGCAGCGTCGCCGATGACGCGACGGCCGGACATGGTAAAGGTCGGCGCCATACCGGTTACATAGTTGTTCGCAAAACCTTTATCGTTGAGGAAAAAATACTGGTTGACGGTTTCGTTGAGCGCCTCGCCGAGGTTGTCAATACCTGCGCCGAGGGGCGCATACGTCCATTCTCCGCCGCCCTCTGCCTGAGACGTGCCGATATAGGCGTTAATATCATACACAGTCTGCAGCGGGAGCATGGTGTTTACATTTGCCATTTAAATACCTCCTAATTTGGGATATATACGTCAATAGACAGGCTCGAGCCGTACAGGATTTGTTCGCCCTCTTCGCGCGACAGATACGACGGCGAGCCGATGGTGGATATACTTAAAATTTGATACGCGTCGGACGGTGGAAAGCTTGTCCGGCGCGCAAGAGCAATGTGCGCGTTGCCCAGCGCGTCGGAAACGGTCTGGGCGTTTGTATGCTTGCCGTTAAACACGACATACAGCCGATACCGCAGTCCGCGGTCAACGTATACCGCATCCGGCGTACCTGTGCCGTATGCAACAGATAAGCCGTTATCCGGAGGCAGTGCGCCGATTTTAACAGGCGCATACAGCCCCAACGCGTCAAGCATCGAAACAAGGTCGAGAAGGATCGAATTAAACACACTCATAAGGCTGAATTCATTCCTTTCTCTATGATTTCACGCCATTCGCGTCCGAACTGCCCGTGCGCCTTTTCGCACCACATCAGCGACGCGTTTGGGTTCTGCGCCTTGGACGGGTTGCCGGTGTAATACACCTTTTTGGCGTATTCCTGCGGGTAAATCACGCTGATGCCGTCGCCTGAGTCGTCTACATAGGCGGTGTCGCGTAAAATGCCCTGATCAACGCGCACGAAATAATTACAGTCCGTTAAAATCTGTTCGCGGCAGGCAAACAGCGCCTTGTCAAACGCGTTTTTGATTGCGGATTCGGGGACTGGGCGAAAGGTTACGGCAACATCGGTTTTCATACAAGCCCCACCTCCGTGTGATGGAACGCGCCGGTGTCGTCAAACATTCGCTCGACGGTTCGCACAGTGTAGGTCATGCCGTCGAAAACTATCTGCATTTGTGCGCCCGCCGATTCTGACGCGGTTTTCAGCGCTTCGAGGTTGATTCCCGCGGGTGTTGACCGACGCGCGTCGACAAACAGCAGCGCACGCAGAACAACTTCGGTGTTGGACTGAGAGCGTAGGGTTTCGTTTGACGGCTGCATGCACACGTTTTCGATGGTCTGCGCGGTAAACGTCGGATTTTGCCATACGTCCGCTCCCGTGCAGACCTTGAGCGTGATGGTGTGCGTCAGGATCTTTCGCGGAATCGGTTTTAACATCCAAACACCGCCAGTCCGCGCCCACACAGCCCGGATTGTTCGAGGTAAATCCGCGCGACCGGCGCAATCAGTTCGGCGGCGCGTAAGGAAAAGTCAACGCCCTTTCCGCCGTCTACGCGCACACGCCCGACGGAAAACCCTGCGCCGTCATCGTCGGAAAACAGCGATTCAATCCCGCCCGATTCGAGCATGAACAATACCTGTGCGCCCGCGGCAAGCTCGACCATACGCGCCGCAATCGACGGCAGAGCGGCAATGCCGCCGCCCTGCTCGATCGAAAAGCGGGT